AGTTTGAACCTCAGAAGCATCAGCTTTTAAATCTTTAATAGTTTGAACCTCAGAAGCATCAGCTTTTAAATCAAACATAGCTTGAACCTCAGAAGCATCAGCTTTTAAATCAAACATAGTTTGAACCTCAGAAGCATCAGCTTTTAAATCAAACATAGCATTTAACTGAGAAGTTAAAGAGCCATAAGCATAACTAAACCTTAAACTCATACCATTATAATCTGATAAACCTTGAATTTTACCTAATACAATGTTAAGGTCTTCTGGCCTTAAATTAACCTTTACTACATTACCACCTATTACAGATACACCCCAAATTAAGTTATTCGCTGGTATATTAGAAGCTTGAACCTCACCATTAGATATAACTACTTCTTCAGTACTGAACTCCATCGTCCTTTCACTAGATTTAGCTACTAGCACAAATGAATTATCAGCGGCATCGTATCTGTACACGGCTTTACCCGGTCCAGCGTCTATATCAGCTATTGCATCTGCTACTAGAACTGTCATACCGTCAACTTTTCTTTTTAAGCTATTTCTTTCGCTGATATTACTTACAGACACATCATCTGTTATATGTCTTATTATCGCCATAAATTCTCCTTAAACGAACAGAGATACTTAAGTATCTCTGTTCGTTTGTTAAGCCATAATGTAATCGTATTGACCCATTACAGATTTACCATCAAATTGACCAGCTGTATCTGCGTGAACATTGAATGTCTTACCTGAAGCATCACCAGCATCAAGTGTTACTTGGATATCCCAAACTCTACTTTCTGTATCGATATGTCTAACTGTCATAAAGTTTAATACTCTACCACCTTTAGGAGCTTCTGTAAATACTATCTTGTCGTTAGATACAGTAACCATTTCAGTTGCTAGAACTGAACCACCTGTCTTAATAGCTGCAATTACTTCATCTTTAGAATAAACATCAATGTTAGTTCTAGCAACTGAAATATTAGCTAAATCGCTTAAGTTGGCTGCAATAGCAACTTTAAGTGCCTCTTCTTTTTGAGCTCTAGAAACTTCAGAAGCTAAACCTTTATCAAGTCTACTAACTTCAGTGTCAACCTTATTCTCAACTCTTACAGTTTCTTTATCTTGAAGAGCATTTTTAGCATCAGACTCTTCTTTGTACTCTATCATCTTAGAAGTTCTAAGAGCCGCCAAGTCTGTAATAGCTTTATTTAAATTACCATCAGCTTCTTGGAATGAAGTCACAACCTCAGATAAAGAGTCTAAAGCAGCATCATCTACATTAGATAAAACATTATCAACTCTATCATTTAAGTCTGATACATCTTTATTAGTATCTTTAATTTCAGAGTCTAGGTTAGATTGAACTAAGTTAATAGCAGTCTCAGCTGCAGCTTTGTTAAGATTTATAGTAGACTCTAAACCATCAATATTAGACTGTAAGTCTTTATCAACTGAAACAGAAATATTTTTATTTGAACTAATAATACCTTCAACTCTAGTAATTTCAGAACCTCTAGTAGACTCTTCAGACTCTATCTTTTCTAAGTTAGCTTTATCTGCTGCTGCTCTTAATTGAGCTTCATTTGCATCTGCTTGAACTAACGCTGTTAACTCTCCTGTTAAACCATACACTAAACTCTTATCTTGTTTTAATACACTCATAGTATTACCTTTGTTTTGCTCTTTTGAGCTTATTACACATTGCGTGTTAAGTGGTTAAGCTTTTTTATAAAAGCTCTAATTTCTTTCAAGATGGGTTTATATGACTCACTATACTCCGACAGCGCTATTGAATAGCTTTGTGGGGTCATATGAACATATATACCTTCTTTTTTAACTTCAACTTTATAGCCTTTTACTACATTTAGCCAAGCTATGAAATAGTGGTCATTTAGCTTTATCAAACTATACCCTTTCAGTTAAGTAAGTGACAACACAAAAGAAACCATTGAGGTTATCTTCTGTATCAAATTCTATGGACTTACAATCAATTGACGCTTTACAAGTAACTCTATTTACAATTACATTCGGTCTTGTTTCATCAAATATCAATGCCATACCCCAGACTATATCACCTATAATTTTACTAGGTGTTATAGCTTTATTATCTTCTATTAATAAATATTCCGTCGTTTTAAGTATTGAATTTTCAACCCTACTAACACCACTAGCTTCAGCTTTTCTGGTCTTAGACAAAACATTTATCAAGTCTCTAGTTCTACTCAAAGTTATTCCTTTCAGTTAAGAGGTTATTTATATTATAGTGTTCCCATATCCAGACTGCTGTCAATGATTTTAAATCTATCCCAAGCTCTAATAGTTATTTCATCTCCTGTATCATTAACAGGGTCAACTAATGTGACTAAGGTCCCATTAGATGCTGTCCAGTCACTAGAGCTTAAAAGCCTCCCATTATAATGAACTGTCAAATAGCTAGAATCTGAATGATTAAAACCAAAATTAGTTTGTCCTTCATTACCAGTGAACTCTGTCTCATTAAAAGTATGTCCTGTTGTCATATCTAGTAATGTTTCTATATTAATAGCTAGTGTATTAATCTCCGAAATATAGTCTTCTACTATATTTATCTGGCTAATATTATTAAATACTACGCTTATTTTATTAAGCTCATCAGATAAAGCATTTAAACTAGTGATACTTTCACTTATAAGATTAACGCTTTCTATGCTGTTTGCTATAGTAGTAATAGGTGTTATATTATCACTAGTGTTTACTATACTAGTGATGTTATCAGCTACTAATTCTATATTACTAGAAGTTAGGTTTAAACCATTAGCCACTGTTTCTATCTCTGAGATAGTCTCATTTAAGTCTTCTGCTACTTTCATAACAGCCGCTAAGTCGTTAGCAACAGTAGTAACTTTATCTATATTGTCCGAAACATTAATTATTGCTTCTTTATTTGTATCAACAATCTTAATTTCACTGTCTATTTGAGCAAGGTTATTAACATTTTCTATAAAACCCATAAGCTCTCCTTTTGTGCACTTGTTATTTCATCTGGAAGACCCAACTTACCAAGAAATATATCTGCTTTCTCTATCTCTATATTAGTAATTTCACCTGCTTCAAAAGCTTCAAAGTCTCTCATAAACCTATTAAACTCTGGAGTGTTCATTGTTTTGTCTCTGTTAAGTCTATAAACTATATCATTACTTAATTGAAGTAAATCTTTATTCGCATTATACGTATATAACGTAGCTTGAGCACTTCTGCTTTGCGGCTCATATTGTAAAACTTCCATTATACAAAGCCTTGGTAAGGGCAAATAAAAGGTCTACTAGTAGCTAAGAAACTCTTACTGCTTTCAGCCAAAAATCTTTTAATCTCTTTATTATAAAGTAACATATATCTACTACCTACATTAACATCTTGTGCATCGAAATCACGACTTAATGCTCTTGCTACAATATAATAAAACAAACCTAAGTCATAACTTAAGTCAATAGTCAAATCATCAGTTAAGCTTAATACTGGAACTGGGTTAGCTAAATAAGTAATAGCTATCTCTTCAGGCTCAGTAGGTATTGGTGTAATTTTTATTGCACCTCTATCTATGTTATCATATATAGCATAGCTAGGATTGCCCTTAGCTGTTTTCCAGTCTTTATTGAAGCTTTCTATCCATCTGGTAGTAACTAATGAGAGTGAGCTATTGTTAAAAGCTATAGACTTAAGTAGTCTTACATCTTCTGGTAGAACATAAGTGTTCTTATCAACTGACGTTAATATATTAATAGTTTTATGGAAGCAGTTAGTCTTGTAAACTATGTCTTCTTGAGCATCAGTAAGTATACCAAGTAAACCAACATCAGACCATCTAGACTTATCTAAATCAGATAATTCGTGTCTAACTTTATCAATTAGTTTTTCAACTCTTGTCATAACTTTCCTTTCTCAATAAGTAGTAGGTCAATTAAGACCTACTAAAAATTAATCAGTGTAAGTACCTTCAGAAAGCTCAGTTTCTATATACTCCACAACTATTTTAATTCTACCAGCTGCATCAGGAGCATCGGCACCAGCTACAACAGTAACACTTCCACCAGTAGCGAAATATGCTTTTGCTTGTGTACCTTCTTGAACTCCGGCAACACCAACAACAACTTCATCTCCAACAACTGTTGAACCAACTTTAATATCTACTGTATCAGTAGCAGTACCAGAAGGTGTAATAACTACAGCATAAGCTCTAGTAACCAAAGAAGCCTCAGGAAGAGTAAATAGCGTATCATTCATTGTAGCAGATGTAGAAACTACACCTGTTACTGATACGCTAACTTCTTTCTTTTGATTATTTTTATTTTCAAATCTTAAATCAGCCATATCTTACTCCTTATGCTGTTAAATCAACTGTAACAGAAACAATACCATAATTGTATCCTGCAAGTTTACCATCAGTGTTATCCGCATTTTCTGCTACTAATTTAGAAGGTTTAGCTGCACACCAAGTTTCTAAACAAGACTCACTAAATTTACCAAAGTCTGTTGCTTCATATTTATAATCAGGCATCATACCATTTGCTTTTTGGAATGCTCCAGCACCTAAGATTAAACCTCTTGAGTATTTAGCAGTACCAAAACCAGATTGACCAGTCCATTTACCAGCAGCATCTTTTTGTCTTAATCCAGCCATTTCAACACCAGTGTTGTCATAGTTAAAGTAATCACTATTATCAAGAATTGCGCCTTCAGTAGAACCAAAGAATGTACCACCTTCAACGAATAAGAAAGAACCAATTTTACCAATAACACCTTTAATAAGTCTGTTATCATTACCTCTAACGTCTGCATCTTTAAGGATTGCGCCTGCGCCAGCTTGTTTTAAGAATGCTGCTTTCATAGCTACATCAAGAACAAATAACCAAACACCTTCACCATTAGATAATCTAAACGGTTTTAATGGAAGTCTTCGAGCGTAACCAGCAGGGTTAGTATCAAATCCTGTACCTGTTTTAACAACTTGCTCTATTTTCATAATAGCGTCTAAATCAAAATCAGTAGCATCAAATGCTAAATCAAATTCTGCGCCTTGTTGACCTAAATCAAAGAATGCCTGGTCTTCAGAACGAACCCACAAGTCAGCTAATCTACTTCTACTATCAGAGTGCTCATTAATAGATAAATCGCCTATTACAACACCATCAAATTTAGTACCATTGTCAACTACATATCTATAGTCAGCTACTGTAACTTTATCAGAGAACTTTTTCTTTTGTTCACCTTTACCTTTTGCTGTAGTATTACCTTTAACTGGTCTACCACTTAAATTACCATCGTAATCAAATACAACTGTATGCCCTTTTGAAGCACTAATATCATTTTCAACCATAATGATTGAGTCTTGAGTTTTACCTTTATAAGGCGCCCAGAATGATGTAGCTGATTTTTGAATTAAGCCTTCAGAGACCCATGCTCTTCTTACTAAGTCAGAAGAAGCATCAACTTTACCTGTACCATTTGCCATTTCATTTCCTTTATTTAATTAACCTAGTATCTATTAAAATACTAGGTTTTTATAATCTTTAACGATATCTTTTTTCACCGCGCCATCTGATGGTTTCTCATCGCCACCTACTCTTGATAAGTCAGGCTGATTTAAGGTTTGATTACCATCACCAATAACCTTTGGAGCTTGTAAATAATTCGCAACTTCCTCGAGGTAAGCTTCGAACGTTACTTCTCCAGACTCTAGCTTCTTATTAATTCTGTTAGGAACATCCAATTGTATAACCTCATCAGTTAATACTAAGTTTGGATAGCTAGCGTTAAATTCTGCAAGAACTTGAGTCCGTCTTTCTAACTCAGCTTGTTGAGCTGCCATTTTACCCGCCTCATTCAGAGTTTCTTTATGTTTGCTATATGCCTCTGTTTCCAGCTTGTTCATCTTAGCTCGCCAAGCATCCGGATTTTCATACTTTAATTCATCTAATTCTTGCTTAGTCGCTTCATCAAGTTCTATTTTTGGTGTTGTCAGCTTTTCCAAAGCTTCTAATCTAGCTTTAGCTGCTTTCAATTCTTGTTGAGACTTAGTATAAGCTCCTTGAGTATCTTTAAATCGTTTCTCAAAGTCTACACTCGAATCATTCTGATTATCAGTACTAGTTGAGGTAGCATCTACATTTTTCTGTTCTGGATTACCCATTTTATATCCTTTATTTTTAATTAAAACTATTATATCATATCTAACATTAAACTAACATTAAACGTCATATACATTTCTTACAAAGTTAGTTGATTTACTAAATCTTCTGCTTCTTATATATAATTCTGTTATAGGCTTATTTTTACATCCTACAGCCATGTATCTAAGCATATCAGCTGTATGTGAGTGCTCATCATGTACAGGGGCATCTAGAAATACATCAAATTTAGCATCATACTTTTTCCTATAGTTTTGTATTGATGATATAACTACTTTACACTCTTCATTAATACTAACGTCTTTAAGGAACTGCCTAGTTGCTTCTATGCCATCTAATACTCTATGCTTGGAAACTAATACAACATTAAAGCCCATCTCTTTCATAGCTGTCCATCTAGTTTTATCAGCTATCAATTCTCTGACCTTACTATCGTGAGGTACATAAGTAGTCCCGTGAGCCCAACCAAACTTCTTATTGAGTGCTTCAAATACATCTCTATAATGTTGCAGTCCATGCCCACTATTCATATACTCACCTATAATATGGATACTGTCATCTGGGTGTTTTTGGAAAAATCCTATAGAAAAAGTATCATTCATACCGAGGTCCATTGCTGAGTGTACTAATAAATTAGAGTCATAATTATCTTTAACTACTGTTAACTTCTCGTACTCATGCCTATAATATGTACCCTCTAGACTCTGCTCAAATGCTTCTTCTGCAGTAGCTGGATATTCCTGTTTCATATCCTCGCCAAGTTCTATCTTCTTAGCAGCGTACCACCATTTCTGTGTGTCTAGTAATTCTGCACCCAAAGAGTCTTCAAGCTTAATAAAGTATCTATTAAGCTCATCATCTATCTCACGTTCTTGGTCTATGTTACAATCAGGGTCTGCTGTCCAGCTAAGGAATATTGGTTGAAAGTCAAAGGGGCCTAATTCAGATTTGTACTCATTTGCAGTCTTCCACATTTCATAGAATAGTCCAGATTTACCTTCCGCTGTTGACTCTATAGTAATCCTGTTATTCTTACTAACTGCTTGGAATGCTCCAGTCTTAAGCTCCTTAGCTTTCTCAGGAAACTTCTTAGCTATCTTACCTAGTTCAGATACATGTAGCCCTTGTAGTGTATCACCTCTAAAGTTACCTATTTTAAGAACTGAGCCGTTACTAAATGTCATACCTTTCTGATTATTACTAACGAGTTTTATACCTAGTATCTGCTTAGCGTTCTCATCAAGCTCATCCCACATTAATAATGCTCTCTTAGCTAATTTATCTGCCTCATCCTGTCCATAACTCTGTATACCTGCTTGAAAACCTGGTTGAAACAAACAACTATCTAAATAGTAAGCTAGATATAATGTAGAGATACCTTGCTGTCTTGATTTCAATATAATCTTCTTAGTATGCTTAAACTGCGTTAGTATCTTCCGTTGTGATGGATTAAGTTTAAGTATCATCTTAACGCTATCTTTATCACGGATAGTATATAAGTTATCTATCCTCCAGAGTTTACTACCTAATTTAGTATCCATAAACTCTTGTTGTTCTGGCGTCAATTCGATCTCTTGGGCTAAGTAGCTCTGCTCAAGCTTCTTACGAGCTTTCATTTCTTTCTGAGTTTCTTGAGCTATCTCAGGTCCTAAGTTAATATCCTCTATATTAGCAGTCATCACTAAATCTTTCAACTAAGTTCTGTATCGCTATGTTTATCGTAGTACCTATAGGGTCCTTAACGTCTTTATAACTTTTCTCTATACTATCAACTATAGCTACCATATCTTTAAATTCTTTAACCTCAGCAAACTGTGCGTCTTCTTTAATAAACTTAACGGCTTGTTTAACAGCTAATCTTTTGAAGGTATCTATATCATCAAGTAGGACTTCTTTAGTCTCATTAGTAACAATATTAGTATCTAATATATCTATTGTTTTTTGAGGCTCTGGCTCGTCTATTATATCATCTTCTGAAGATAGGATTTTTTGCCACTTTGTATACCCTTTTAAGTCTTTTGTAGCTATATCATACTTTTTACATAAGTCTTCAATTGATATGTCTGAGGTTTCATATTCTATCTTGTATGACTGGAGTAATGCTTTGTTCATTGTCAGTTCCTTAATTATTTATGTTCGATTATATCTTATAATTTATTAAAGTTACATTAATTTATATAACTTTATTTAATTTAGGTAAATAGGAAGTCAAGTTATAGTATGCTTTATTTAATTTAGCTAAATTAAATTTAGTTTCAAATTTTCGTTAGAGTTCTAAGAGCTTTGGATAGTTATAATTATTTAAGCTCGATTGCCTAGGGGGGGGGTAAATGAAGTACCAAGTACTAAATGATACTGATTATCGTTCTCAATACTAAATGATACTGATTATCGTTCTCAATACTATAATAATCTTTAGGATTAATGAAGATTTAATGTAAAATATGATATACGTGCGTGCGCCTGCGCGATATAATAATGATTGCGCGTACCATAATAAACATTAAAAGAATATTAAATATTATTATTTAGCTTGATTAAAATTAATTATTTAATTTAATTAAAATTTAAAGAACTTTTAATATTCCTTTAAAGAATCTTGGTGTATAATTACTCTATCAAAACAAAGGCGGCGAGCTAAATTAATTTAGATATTCTTTAAATCAATTAAAGTTAGCTTAAAGAAGTTTAGGATATAATTATTCTATCAAAACAAAAGGAATTCAAATGAAAACAAGCGAAAACAAAGTAGTAAGACTTAGTAAAACTAAGCTATGGGATAAAATTAGTAGTGAAGTTAGCGAACTTTTAACAAATAGTAAAGTATCTAAAAAGTTTAGCGAAGAGCTATTGACTCTATTAGAGACTAATTTAGCCCCTAAATCAGGTGGTGGTTCGAGCGCTTATCCAGCTATTTTAAATGAGGATGGGACGATAAAGGAAGCTTACTGTAGATATCATCAACTATATTATCCAGCTGATAAAATGGTTATATCTAACGGTAAATCTAAAGGATACTGTAAAGCTGCGATAGCTAAGTGGAATAAAGCGCGAAGAGTCATTAAATCTCTTGAGGCTGAAGCAGTTGAAGCAATGGCTGAAGGTAACTTTGACGAAGCTCAAGCTAAATCTAAAGAGGTTGTGGGACTTAAAGCTAGCTGTTTAAAATCTGAATACTATGATATTGAGCAAGACTGGGTAGACTTCAATAACTAATGAATTTATCGAGGGCTTTAAGTAAAATGAAGCCCTCTATTAAGTCTATTAAGGAGGTAATTTATGAATAACTATAGACTATTGATAAGCTATGTAGAATTGACTATGAAGCTAGGTATTAAGCAAGCGCAGTGGAGCTTCCAGCTCTATAAACTATATTGGAGGTTAAGAAAATGACGTTAAGAGGTAGTAACACAATAGTTACGTTCGAAGCTAATGAGGTGCTTATAAGTAGACAAATAGATATATCTAAAAGTAGTTATATAACTATTAAGATAGAGCCGAATAGTTCGTACGAATTCGTTATGACTAAAGTGAATAGATTAATCTCTATGGACGACGCTATGTTTAAGGATATGTGTAGAATAGCTAAATATGAGCTCGAGTAACTATCTATCATCATTATTATTTATACTATTATGATAATAGATTTTAATTTCGTTAAATTATATCTACTATTATTATAGATATACTAATATATTAATATATGGTATAAGTATTTAAAGAAGGTGCTCAAAAGTTTATTTATGGGAGCTAGAAAGTATATATATCTATATATTAACGTTTTAAATATACTAAGAGAATTCTGATATATTAATATATTAAGGAATTTTGATATATTAATATATTAATAATAATGATTTAAAGATATTTTAATGATAAATATATTATAATCATTAAAATAATTATAAGGGGATAAAATTGATAAATGATATCAAAATAACAACTTCGAAGTATGAATTCATAGCGATGAAGTCCAGATATCTGGAGGAGCAATTAGCGCAGCTCGTACTTGCATACCATAAGATTAAGCCTTCAGAGGTCCCACCAGGTAGATGCAATTATTGGAAGCTAGAAACGCTGATATCTAAAGACTTAACAGAACTTAACAAAAACTTAGATAGCTTATATCATAATAGTAAGCTGACTAAAATAGCTAAATATAAAGAGCGATTAGCTATTTTACAGCGTAAACAAGCTATAATAGAAGTTAAATTATTCGGAGAGCAAAGAACTTTGAATTATGATAACTTATATTTAACTGATATAGTTTATAGTGACTTGATAAATTTTAAAGAACTATCAGTCACTTCAGTCACTTCAGTCACTTCAGCCAAGTACATTGAACTTACTAAAGGCATAGAATGTTAAAACAAGAATTAGTTTACGCAACGACAGAGCCGTTAGTAAGAGCTAAAGACATATACACACAGGAGCAGTTGAAGGCGAAGGGCTTATCTCCAGAAGCTAAGATAACTAAAGATGGTAGAACTAGTGTAATATTCCACCAAGCTTGGAAGAAAAACATTAGCTCGTTATTGAAAACTAATAGCTTTAAAGAGCTCTTAGTAGACAATAACGCAGATAAGACAGTCGCAATAGTGCACGGGTTATGCAACCCACCTCTTATAACTCTTGACCCAGACAATAGAGCGAAAGCTGAGTTGTTATATAATATAGTTAAGAACCTCCCAGAGGACCAGAGACCATTAGTTATTTCGAAGGGTATAGGTAAGGCAGGATATAACTTCACGTACCACGATACACCAGATAATAAAATGATGAAGGACTATGTGTATTCAATACACAGAGGTGGATTAGGCGACGACCTAGACGTCCTAGCTAGCTCAGACAAAGTAATGTTTATGGCTAACAAGGGTAATAACACTAAGGAATTAATAGCTATAAACGACACTGATAGCATTAGACCGGTGCCCAAAGTTGTACAGTTGGCGGTTATGGCACTGTTTAAAGATACAAGACCAGAGCACTTAGACACGCGCAAAGAAAGTGGCTCATATTTACCTGAGCACACAAATCAGACGTCACAGTTAGGGTTTATGTTTAAGGGATTTAACCCGAATGACTCTACAGTAGAGATTACACTAGCGAACTTTATAGCTAAGAGAACTAAGGCAGACCTTAAAGAAGGGTTTAAAGCACCAGCTGAAGAGTCATATCCTTATAAGCCGAAATATTATACTCAGAAGCCGAATGACTTATTATTTAGACTATCAGGTAGTTTAAAGAATGACCCGGGTATAAGCTCACAGCAGCACACTATGATTATACAGACTATAAATAATATGCTGCCACGCTCAAAGAACTTAGATCAACTACAAAAGGAGATATTAATGCCGGATACTAAGGAGCCATATAACTATGATGAGAATTGGGAGTCACGTACTGCTAGTGTATATAACGACAATAAACAAATAGTAGATATTTATAGAGTTACAGCGCATACTGCTAAGGGTACTCCACATATGCTGCACAACGTAGAGACAGGTGAGATAAGACTGTTTCCAACGGTAGCGATGCTTAAGGAAGAGTTAGCAGGTGAGATTACGATGCCTAAGAAAAGATTGACTCAAATACAAGAAAGAGCACGCTCAATAGACTTAGTAGAAAGACCAGACTATCCATTTGGGCTATTGCCCATTGAAGACGATACGCTTACTAAAAGGCACAAATTTAATATTTATAAAAGAACTGCTATACAAGAAATGTTCTATGACTCAGAGAATACTATGAGACAGATGAAGCATAGATATAAATATCCTAAGACTATAATAGCTGCTATAGAGTCACAGATAGGTAAAGAGAAGACTCACGAGTTATTTCTGCCATTTATAAAGCGTAAGTTACTTACAAGAGAGCCTAGTCCATTGATATTTGCGCTTATGGGACCACCTCATTCATTTAAGACTGGACTAGTAGAAGGTATATTGAAGCCACTATTTAGTTCTAAGAGATACTTAAAAACTAATGGTGATATTCTAACAGAGAAGTTTAATGACTATTTGGTTAACCTTGATATCCTGTTAATAGATGAGATACACCACTTAGTTAATACGCCGTTACTTAAACCTGTGATACAGACATTGAATAAATTCGGGGCTGAATATCACGAAGGTATTAGAGCGATGCAGTCGAGTGTTAAGAAAGGTGAAGATGTAGTCCAGGAAGTTACGCCATTTGTTACTATGAATAAGATAGTTGTACCAGCTTCAGAGACAGTAGGTGAACGTAGATTAGTAGTAGGGTATTCAACGCGCCCACTAAGAGAAGCTCTAAATTTAGATGACCCAGATATCAAAGAAATGATTAGAACTGAGTTATTAGACTTTGCGATTTATTTAGCTTATGATGTAGATAAAATTAGTAAGAAAGACTATGGACATAACGGTAGATGGAAAGAAGTTGATGACCATTACTATAAATTTATGAAAGGAGGTATAAGTAAGATTAAACAGTTAGCACTAGCGATAGGTAGTACAGTAGATTTACCTAGACTTGATGAGATACAGACATTGATGGAACCACGACCTGTAACAGACTGTTTAATACGATTAAATAGAGCATCACACGGTAGTCAGTATAGACTAAGATTATGGAATGCAGAAGGGTCATTTACACATATGATAAGTATCCCTGGTGTTATTGACGATATAGAAGAGATATCATATAAAGACGTACCGAAGATGCTAGAGATGAATGATAATGTTTTGAAGCCTTCGATAGTCAGTAAAGATATAAGACAGAATAAGCAAGATTTAGTTATTACTGAGGAGTTACTAAGAAGTTATGATTTACTAAATGAAGATGGTGACATTAAAGGACAAGAAAGTGATAACGGTGAAGTAGAGCCAATTAAAGAGGAAGGAGTTGAAGTATGAGTAGTAGTTACATAGTAGCTAGAGACAACATAATAACAGAACTTAATAAACGACGAGAGTTACAGAAAGAGCTAATGATGAGACTAAGTGCATTAGCAGAGTATGTAGGTGTAGCTAATGAGGACTATGATAATATAATCCTTAGACTGCAAGAGACTGATAATAAAATTAACGAATTAAGAGGTAAACTATAATGACTACAAACATAAGCCTACATAATATAACAAAGCTAGAAATACTTAGTGAAACCACTAGGTCTGAGGATATAGGTAAATATGATGTAATGAAACTAAAATTTTCTGAGCTTGATAAAACTAGTGAAATTACAATCTTTGGTAAAACAGGCTCTACGATAGAAGTAGTTAAAGAATTTAAAGCATTAACTAGTGATTTAATGAAACCGATAGATTACCTAGAAGACGGTTGTATAGTTGTTACAGTACATAACGAATGCTATGTATATATTGAAGCATCTAAGAAGTTTGTAGGTGTTGCTGGGTTCTTCTGGTTACATAATTTAGATGACAACTTATCTTGTGGCAGAGAAGATGAATTTAGCTACTCGTTAAGAATGATATATGACTCTAAAACAGTAAAAACTCTATCTTATAGTGAGCAAAATAACACAGAAGAGTCTATCAGATGGCAAAAGGAGAATATATAATGGAACAGTGTGCTAACACAGTGGCCCTAAATAAGTATATGGACCAGCAAGAGAGAGATATGAGCGAGAGTATGAGGAACTTTTAGATATACTAAGAGACTCGGATTACAGACAACTAAGAAAGGAAACGATATGGCACTAGAAATTAACTATACTACTGGGTATGCGGGGACTGGCAAGAGTCACACTTTGATAGAGTTAACTAATAAATTACCGTCAGATACTATGGTAGTTTTGGCGCCTACTCATAAAGCGCTACATAGATTAAAAGAACATTTAGCTGGAGGCGTTGAAGTTAAAACTATACACGCATTATTAGGGTGGATACCGGCTATTAATGAAAACGCACAACATATTAATCACATAGATACGACGATAAAATTGGATAAAGAATTAGGCGAGTATAAAAATATCATCATAGATGAAGCTGGAATGGTATCTGAGGATATGTTTTTTGAGATAATCGGGAAAGTTGAAGAATATGCAGTATTTGAGGAGGATGACAGCAAAATTGACGTAACTATACACTGCTTTCTTGACCCTTATCAGTTACTACCAGTGAAAGGTCAACAAATACAAACTGACCCTGAATTTACAACTAACTTAACTAAGCAATACAGAAGCGAAAGCTCTGATGTAGTTAGATTATACACTAAGTTCGTTAACTACTTAGAAGGCACTAATAATAAAGATTTAACTACGCCATACTCAGAAAATGTAAGGAAGTTTGACATTAAAGAGTTTAAACGCGGCGATAGATTACTAGCATATACTAATAAAGCTGTAGGACAATGGAATAAAAACATAGCTAAACAATTAGGTATAACTGGTTATGAAGGTCAAGAAGTACAATTAGGTAGTTTACTTGACACTGTATTAGCTATTAAATTTATTAAACCTACAACTAAAGATTTAATAAACTGGTTCGAGACTGGTAAATTAGAATTACAGAACAAGCAGATAAATAAGAAGTTTTTAGAAGCTTCACTAAAAGCATTAATAGACAATAAAGATATACAATTTATAGACACTATAGGTGGTTGTATCTATCCGGTTATAGTTGGCATTGATAAAGCTAATGTTGCCCTTAAAAAAGCTAAAATGAAAGCTATTGAAAATAAGAAGTACTTTAAAGATGTATATGCACTAGGTAGAGCTTATATAATGGATTATTCATTTGCTACAACTGTACATAAATCACAAGGTAGTGAGTTTGATACAGTATTTGTAGACAAGAATGATATAAAGAAGTCAATTATGAATAGTTATTATGATACTTATGTTAGATTGATGTACGTTTCAATCAGCCGAGCTAAAAAATTTATATATATTTAATTTTATTAAATATATCCTTCAATTTAATGAAGATTTAAAGATTGATTTGATATAATTATATTATAAATAATCAAATAAGGATTAATTAAAATTTTAATTTGATTAATATGGCTTGGGAAGGCCATTAAACTATCTAATAAATTCGGGTGAGGACCCACTTAAAGGATAACCTATGGCAACGAAAAAAGAGATATTTGAAGGTACAGTGTCAGCTGTAATTGCGTTATGTGATGAACACAAAGTAGCAAATAAGTTTAGAGCTGCGTTAAGTGCAATTCTTGAAGATAACTTAGCGCCAAAAGCTGGTGGAGCAACAGTTAACATTGATGAAGTTACTAAGAAAGATGCTGATGGTAATATTACGCATATTCTTTGTTCTGTATCTAGTAAATTCTTACCTGCAACTGAAGAGTTCTTCTATGCTGAGAAAAATGGTAAAGGTATAAATGGTCTTAAAAGAGTTTCTAAGCAAGGTGAGTCAATCAAAAAAGCTCATAACAAACAACTTGCTGCAACAGAAAAAGCAATCATGACTGATGTGCTTGATGGCGTTATGACACCTGAACAAGGTAAAGCTAAACTTGAAAAAGCTAAACTTGAAAAACCTGATTTTAGTTCTGTTACAGATGTTCTTCCTTCTAAAGACGAGCCAACTGAAGCTAAGTAAGTTTATAGGGCACTCTAGAAGGAGTGCCCTATTAAGCTCACTAGGAGTTTACACGAGTGCTATTTGAAACAATGGAGACAAACGAAACAATTGAAAACAGTCGTACAAAGGAGAAACAGTTATGGCAAAGAATACAAAAATTAAAACACCAGTAAGTGAACTTATATGGGTATTTATTACAGGTGATGGTAGAGACCAGAGTGAGAACAATGATGGTTCTAAAATGCAAAAGCTAGCTAGTATAGTTTTAAAAACTGAAAGTCCAGCTTGTCAAAAGTTAATGACAGATATTAATACAGTATGGGAAGAATATAAAGCTGCTAATCCTACTAAAATTAAAAAAGCTACACAGCCAAAATCATTAGGTTATAAAGTTGTAAAAGACCCAGATACTGATGAAGAGACAGATGAAACAATCTTTGCGTTTAAAACAAATAGCTTCTTTCCTGACGGTAAGCCAAACAAAGTTGCTGTATATAATGCTAAAGGTCAAAAAATAGACTTAGGTGAAACTATTGTTGGTAATGGCTCAAGAGGTGTTATTCACGGTGAAGCTGCAGGTTATGAGTTTGCTAAACAATATGGTATCTCACTATACTTAAAAGGTGTGCAAATAGCAAAACTAGTTGAAGGTGGCTCTGCAGATATTGATGCAGATGATATATCTGAAGAAGGTGATTTTGAAGCCCCTGAAAATGGTAATGTGCCAGAAGTAAGTGCTGACGAACAACCAGACTTATAGTTAGTAGTTTAGGGTAGCTAATAACTACCCTTTATTTTTACATAGTTAATTTAGTTTAGCTAAACAATACAGAGATAATTACTCTAATAAAAGGACACAAATGGAACACGAAATTAAATATAAAGTTATTGACTCACTTGATGAAATACACTTAAGAGATGACTTACCCACTTTTGCTGATATTGAAACTGACGGTCTTTACACTAATACAAGACTTATACAGCTATTTCAACCAGACACCTCAGACATAATATATATTATAGATACAGATGAGATAGACTTAGATGAAGCTAAGAACTTTATTAAACCTTTATGGACTATATGGTATAACTGCTCATATGACTTCGGTACATTAAACATGACGACAGATAAGTTTGATGACTGTTTTTATTTAGTTAAATCAGCTTATCCTGAGTGGCAGCAATTCAGCTTAGATGTTGTAGTATCTAAGTTTGGCTGGGACAAGTTATATGAAGACTTAGACAAAAAAGATTTACAAAAACAAGGATTTATTAAAGGCGCTTATTTATCAGGTAAACAGTTGAGATACTCTGCAACAGACGTATATGCTTTATGGCTTATTTGGCAAAATAAAAATATACAAAACGGTAGAGAAGTACTAGCCTACAAAGTAGATATGTTATCTATGAAGTATGCTATACAATATCAACAAAATGGGATACCTATAGACCAGATGTCAGTTAGAAAAGAGCTAGATGCTATGGTTGATAAGATTGAAGAGAACTATAGATATCTTAATGGACTTAATCCAAACTCACCTAAACAATGTAAAGAAGCTTTAGGAGTTGATAAAACTGATAAAAATACACTTATTAAATTAATAAGTGAGGGTAATCAATTAGCTAAGGTTATATTTGAACAAAGAAGACTATTAAAGAAAAAGACTATGCTAAATTCATATAACTACCCAAGAGTATTTACAAGATATAATGTAGCTGGCGCAGCAACAGGTAGATTTACAGCAACTGGCGGTGATATGAATAGAGGCATAAATGCTCAGCAAATACCGAGAGACTTACAGTATATGTTTAAGTCTACTGACTCTGACAAGATAGTTATAGAGGCAGATTATTCTACTTTAGAATTAAGACTAGCTTGTGCATTATTTAATGAACCAGCTATGTATAAACAACTTAAAGATGGCGAAGACTTACATACTTCAATGGCTAAGTTTATATCTGGTAAAGATGAAGTAACTAAAGAAGAGAGAGTTAAAGCTAAAGCTATTAACTTTGGCTTTGTATTTGGTATGAGTGCTCCTGCGTTCCAAGAATATGCATTTGTAAACTTTGGCGTTACTATGACTCAAGAAGAAGCTAGAAATATTAGAAATAAGTATTTCAAGAAGTACCCTAATATAGCTAAGTACCATAAGAAAGTATGGGATGGCGTTAAAGAGGGTGGCTATATATATACTACAGCTTTAGGCAGAAGAACTAAGCCTAGACTCGGGACTGATGGTATTAACGGGCCTGTTCAAGGCAGTGGTGCTGAGACAACTAAATTAGCTGTGCACTATATGGTTAAAGAAACTAATAGTGAGTGTCTTAAGTATATTATAAATGTAGTACACGATGCTATTTATTTAGAAATACCAAGGGAAGATTTAGAGTACTGGACTAAAATGTTAGAGACTAGTATGATTAAAGGCTGGGAAGAAATAAGTAAGACTAAAGCGTTCTTCTTTAAAGATATACCAATGATTGCAGAAGTGGAGGAAGTATAATGTTAGATGGGATTGATGGAACAGACGAAATAGTAGATATAGATATAGATATAGATGGTGAGGTTATGCCTTCTAAAAATGACAAAATAGCTCTTATAGATGCTGATACAGTTGCATTTATAGCTTGTCTTAATACTGAGGAAGAGATTGAGATACTGCCAAGAGAATACCACTCTGAGAGTGAGTGGCAAGAGATTATAAATGACCCTAATTTTGATGAAGAAAGTATGGTTACTTATTATACTGATATTAATTTAGCAGTAGCTAAAGCTGAAGAGAAATTGCAGAGAATTAAAGATAAAACAGGTTGTTTAACTTGTGAGTTGTGGTTCACAAGTGGTAGAGATAACTTTAGATACAAAGTCAAAGAAGACTATAAAGCTAATAGAGTTAATAATAGAGCTCCAGCAGGTCTAAAAGAAGTTAAAGCTGCTTTACTTGAAAACTATAGTGGTGGTATATGTACTAAGTGGGAAGCTGACGATATAGTTGTGTATAAAAAGATGCAAGAGCCAAAGAAATATATAATGTGTGCTATAGACAAAGATGTTTATAACTCAGTCCCTGGAAGACACTTTAACTACTATGAGAGCTTACAGTGGAATAAACAGATGAAGTGGATTGAAACATCTGCAGCTACAGCTAAGTTATGGCCTTATTTGCAAACTATATTAGGCGATACTACAGATAATATTAAAGGCTGTAAAGGTATAGGACCTAAGAAAGCGCTGAAATTTGTCAATGAAGATATGACTGAGCAAGAGATGTGGGATGGGACTGTTAGAGCTTGGGAAAGTAAAGGTATGTCATCTATAGATGCTCTTGTAACTATTAACCTAGTTAATATGCACTTACTTAAAGAGATTGATGGCAAGCTAGAAATAGTTCTATGGCACCCTGAACAGATTAAAGGAGAAGATAATGAATAGTGATAAAGCATTTATTAAAGAGTCTATGAGCGTTAACAAGCCTATATCAGGAGCTATATTACCTGAGTTTAAAACAGAGATGGCTAAAGTGTTAGCTTTTGGCGCTAGTAAGTATGGTAGAGATAACTGGGCTAAGTGCAATAAAGATCAGCTACACTTATACTGGGATGCTCTATACAGACACATAGAAGCGTTTCAAGCTGGCGAAGACACTGACCTTGAGACAGGTCTAAGTCACTTGAGTCACGCGGCTTGTAATTTGATGTTTTTACAACATTTAACTAATAAATATAAAGGATTAAACGATGAACACAAATAGTAAAATACTATATGAAGGACCACTATTGGAACTTTATGATAAACTACAAAACTATGATGTAGTTGAAGTAAGAGGAAGTAAAACAATAGAACTAATAAATGCTACTATGACTTTCGATGGCGCATCTACAGGCATTATAAATATTAAAGATATTTTCAAGACTAGTGGAGCATATATAGGACACGAAACTAAGTGGTATAACTCACAAAATCCTAATAATGAGTATATAAAACAATATGCACAGATTTGGAGTACAGTGAGCGATGAAAATGGTATGACTAATAGTAATTATGGTTTTCTTATGTTTAGTCCTCAAAATGGTTATCAGTTTAAAAATGTAGTTAAAGAGCTTAAGAGAGATAAGTATAGTAGAAGAGCTATCGCATATTATACTAATCCTTTTATGCATTATATAGGTGGTAATGACCACGTATGTACTATGTATGTTAGCTATACAGTTAGAGATGGCAAGTTACAAGCTATAGTTTCTATGAGAAGTAATGATATTAGATTCGGTTTAATAGGCGCAGACTTAGAATGGCAAAGACATATGCTTGAAATGATAGCTAAAGAGTTAGATTTAGAATGTGGTAATATACATTGGCATGCTGCAAGTCTTCATTTATATGAGAGACACTTTAAGCAATTAGAAAGGATATACGAATGCTAAAGTTTTATAATGATGGTTTAAAAGACTGCAGTTGGATACCGGATACTTACGATGAATTTGTTAAGTACTGTAGCACTAAAAAAGTAGAGACTGACGGCGATTTATTACTTATAGCTAATGGAGACGAAGAATTTAAGTACATAGATACTATCTATGTACTTAAAGATAGAAGAGGTAAAGGTTTAGCTACTGAAAAGCTTAAGTCTTTGTCTGGTAGATGTGTGCTTATATGTAATAAGCGTCTAACGAATTTTTATAAATCATTAGGCTTTACTAATGATTTATTATATGATATATTAGTAAGGGAAAATAGATGAAGCTATTAATAACATTAGGACACAATGCATCAGCTATATTAGTTAGTAGATATAACAACACCTATAAAGTATTATGTGGCTACGAAGAAGAAAGACTAAGCACTGTTAAATCAGATAGTTCATTCCCTAGTTTGAGTATCAAACAGATACTCAAATATTATCCTGAAGCTTACAAAGAAGTTGATGAGATATTTATTAGTCACTGGTTCTGGAGTTTGGATTTAGTTGAAAATAAATACTATAGACCTAGGTTTCTTAAGGCTAATTTCCCTGATGCTAAGATTACTAGCATTGACTATAATAATACCCACCACGATTTACACGCTAAGTCTATGTGGAATTTCTTAGACGGTGATGATAGTGGATTAACTATAGTTGCCGATGGTTTCGGTAATTTTGGCGAGTGCTTAAGTATATATGTAGGTAATGTGTTAAGACATAGAAGCTATAATGTCAAATACTCACTTGGCTTAATGTATCAATACGCCATTAGATACTTAGGTATGAAAGAAAATCAAGATGAATATAAGTTACTTGGCTATGAACAGCAAGTTACTAAGACTGACAAAGAGACTTTAAAAGATTATATAAGAGAAACAGCTGATAAAAGTATAAAATCTTTAGCTGAGACTATACCTATGAAGTCTAATATGGAAAGAGAGTTGGAAGGAGCTTGGGTATATTGGGAAAGCATATTTTCAAAAGCAGATGATGGTGAGAGAAATAGAGCTATAATAGCTTACTTTGTACAGCAAGTATTAGAACGAGTTATATTAGAGATAGTTAGTAGCTATAACATCAAGAATATAAAAGTTACTGGCGGTGTATTCTATAATGTTAAGCTAAATAACTTACTACTTAGATACAGCGATAAGTTTGAAGCTAACCCACTAGCAGGTGACCAAGGCTGCGCACTAGGGTTCTTACCTGTTAGGTATAATGATTTGCTCTGGGGATTAAGAGATGTTAATACAGATAATTATATCAACATAGAGAAGTCTGTAAGAGAGATTAAAATTAAAGGCTATACAGAAATATTTAGAGGCTCTATGGAATTTGGCCCAAGAGCTTTGTGTAATACTACTTGTTTAGCTCTACCTAAGCTTAAGACTGTAGAACGAATAAATGCTATAAATGGTAGAGATACTGTAATGCCTATGGCACCTGTTATCACTGAAGATTTTATGTATAAAAACTTTATAGATGTCGAGAAAGTAGGCAAGTCTAAATACTTTATGATTATTGCTTATGACTTTAAAACAGATGTTACTGAGTTCAGAGGTGCAGCACATTATGACAGCGATAGGGGTGCATATACTGGTAGACTACAAGTAGCTCAAGACTTTAATATACTCCACATATTAAATAGCTTTGATGGTATACTAATTAATACTAGCTTAAATGCACACGGACAACCTATTATTTATAACATAGATGACTTTCGTAGAATGAAGATTATTCAAAATAATACGATATAATCATCAGGATTAGCCCAGGAATCGTCTAAAATTTTTATACGATATAATCATCGTATAAAAATTTTAACGTCTCTGGACTAATATTTAATTTTATAAAATTTAATGAAAGATTAAAGAAAATTTTGATATAATTATATTAAATAAAAAGGAGAATTATGGAACTTGTATTTATACAAGACTTAGTTAAATCTAAGATTGAGCAAGGTAGTAAAGGTTTTGAGATCGCTAAAGACTTAAACATTTCAGTGCCTATGGTAAGTAGTTATAAAAACTACAGTTATAAGCCTTCATTAAATGTAGCTAAATTTGTTTACGCTAATGAGGGTATTGTACTTCACCCATTTAGTGAAGAAAGTTTAAAATATGAAATAAGGATACAAGATGCTGAATAAGCTTGAAGAAAAGACACTACAGTGGTCTAAAGATAGAGGTATCATTGATAATGGTAAAGTTGAAACTCAAGTGCTAAAATTAATTAGTGAGATGGGTGAATTAGCTGATAATGTAGCTAAGGGTAAAGATATTAAAGATGACATTGGTGACTGCTTAGTAGTATTAACTAATATAGCTACTATGAGTGGCACTGATTTACTTGAGTGTTGGGAGGTTGCATATGATGATATCAAAGACCGCAAAGGTTTCTTAAATAAAAATGGTACTTTTATTAAAGAGTCAGATGCTTCTTATAAAGAATTATTTGAAGTACACGAGCCAATTATAGTTGAAAGGTTCTTAAATGATAAAACAATGTAAAGGTAAATCATTAGATAAAGTACCAGCTTCTAAGTTGCTACCTGCAGGTTATTATGAGTCTACTAAATATGATGGTAATTATTGTCAAATACATAAAATAGGCGATACTGTGACTGTTTATAGCAGTGGCAATAAAACTATTAAGCTTAATGACTTAGAAGAGTTCTTAGTTGAGAATAACAGTGACAAGAGTTTTATACTTGAAGCTGAATTCATAGGCTTATCTGAGGGTAAATTAGGTGATAGAACTAAATGTGGTATAATGACTACTTGGAGAACTTTAACAGCTAAGGGATTACCTTGTAATGTATTAGACAACAAGTTTGTTGTATTTGACATTATAGTTGCTAATGTAGACTTTGATGATAGACTAAAGTTATTAAAAACTATTAAGCTGCCTGATAATCTATTTATACCTGAGTTTACTGGGCCTATTAGTTTAAGTGAGTCTAAAGAGATAGCTAAAGACAAGTGTAAAAGCGCTTGGGAAGGTTCTTATATAAAACATAGAACGCATATCTGTGAGCTGGGTAAGCGAGTAAATACTGCCATCAAGCTAAAGTTGAGACCTACAGCTGACTTGTTGTGCATAAATATTGAAGATGGGGAAGGTAAATATGAAGGCATGATTGGGAGCTTAGTATTACAAGACTCTAAAGGTAGAATAGTAAAAGTTGGCAGTGGCCTTAATGATGATGATAGAGCTGTAGAACCTAATAGTTTCATAGGTAATGTTATAGAGATAGAGTATGAGCAAATACTTGACACTTACATACAACCTACATTTATAACTATAAGATTAGATAAAACTAAAAAGGAGATAGATTAATGGAAGTAAACTTACTAAACTATACGCCAATAGAAATAGCTGATATAGCGATTGGCAAATGTTGGGATAAGCCTAAAGAACAGTGTGATTTTGATAGAATTGAAAGAGTGGCTAATAAGAATAAACACAGTTCTACTATAGAACATTTATACTATAACTTTGAAATAAAAGGAGTTAGTAGAGCATTATTACAAGAATTAGCAAGACATAGGATAGCTAGCCCTTCAGTTAAATCTACTAGATATACCTTAAAAGAGCTTAAAGAAAGTAGAGAGCCATTTATAACTATAGAAGCTAGAGAAGTAGAAGGAAGATTTATTAGTATGGAAGTTATAACTGAATATGGAAGAAAATTTATAGTAACTACTGGTAACGATTTTATTGATGCTGCATCGGCTAGTCAACTTGATAAACTTAGAGATTTACTAAATACATATAATATAGCTAATGATAAAGCTAAATATATGTTACCTGAGTCTTATAAGACTGAACTAGTATGGAGTATAAATGCTAGAAGCTTACAGAATTTCTTAATGCTAAGAACTTCAAGAGCTGCACTATGGGAGATTAAAAATCTTGCTAATTTAGTTTATTCTAAGTTACCTGAAGAACATCAATTTTTATTTAAAAGAGTAATAAATGACAGCTAGTGAACGTAAGAAACTACGAAAGAAACTACGAAAGAAACGAAAAGCAAGAAAAGAGAAACAAAGTGAAAAATAAACATAGCTTAATGATGGATATTGCTGATAGATTTGCTAAATTATTAATACAAGCTGGTGTATCTAAAGTAGTTTATGGTACAAAGTATAGATGTGATAAAGGTATTACTTTATTACGAGATTTAAATATAAAGGTTATAAAATATGATAGTAATAGATAATAGTAAGACAGTTGAGATGAATGGTTTTAGTAGAAAACTATTAGACTCTCATTATACTAGACCTAATGAAGCAATCCAACAAGCATTTGCTAGAGCAGCAGCTTGTTATTCAGATGGTGATGACGATTTAGCTCAAAGGCTATATAATTATGTTAGTGATGGCTGGTTTATGTTTTCAAGCCCAGTACTTAGTAATGCTATAAATAAGGGCGATAAGGTTAAAGGATTACCTATTAGTTGTTTCTTAGCCTATGTGCCAGATACAGTTAAAGGTTTATGTGACCATACTACTGAGCTCAGATGGCTGTCTATTAAAGGTGGAGGTGTCGGTGGACATTGGTCAGATATTAGAAGTATGGATATGAAGACTCCTGGACCTATTAGTTTCTTGCATACAGTAGATGCTGATATAATAGCTTATAGACAAGGGTCTACCAGAAGAGGTAGTTATGCTAGTTATATAGATATATCTCATCCAGATATTATAGAGTTTATTAAGATGAGATTGCCTACAGGTGATATAACTCGTAAGAATTTGAACTTACACCACGGAGTTAATATATCTGATGCTTTTCTTAATGCTATTGACTACGATTTAGACTGGCACTTAATAGACCCTCATAGTAATAAGATAATAGATACTATGAAAGCTAGAGAGTTATGGGAGACTATTTTAGAGACTAGATATAGAACAGGTGAGCCGTATATTAACTATTTAGATGAAGCTAATAGAAGATTACCTAAGGAGTTTAAGCAAGCTGGTTTATCTATTAAGGGCTCTAATTTGTGTGGTGAAATACATTTAGTAACAGATGATAAAAGAACTGCTGTATGTTGTCTATCTAGTGTAAATTTAGCTAAATACGATGAATGGAAAGATACTCAGATGGTACAAGACTTAATAGTTATGCTAGATAATGTTTTACAATTTTATATAGATAATGCTCCAGATGAACTAAGTAAATCTATCTATAGCGCTAGTCAAGAAAGAAGCTTAGGTTTAGGGGCTATGGGATTCCACGATTACTTACAGAGTAAAGGTATTCCTTGGGAGTCTAGTCTAGCTATTAGTATTAATAGGAATATATTTAAACATATTAAAGATGAAGCTATTCTAGCTACTGAGAAACTCTATGACATTAAAGGTGGCTGTGAGTTTGCTGAAGTCGGTAAGCGAAATGCTCACTTATTATCTATAGCGCCTAATGCAAATTCGAGTGTTATACTAGGTTGCTCTGCTTCTATTGAGCCACGAATATCTAATTGTTATACACATAAGACTAGAATAGGTAGTCATTTAGTTAAAAATCCTGTATTAGAAGAGTTAGTGAAACATAAGAATTTAGATGCATCTAAGGTTTGGGAAGATATATTAGCTAATGATGGTAGTATTCAAAGCCTAGATTACTTTACAGATGAAGAAAAAGAGCTATTTAAAACTGCTTATGAACTAGACCAACGATGGGTTGTTGATATGGCTAGAAGTAGGCAAGAGTTTATCTGTCAAGGTCAAAGCGTTAATGTATTCTTTCCTGCAGGGACAGATAAAGAGTATTTCAACGCAGTTCATTTAAGAGCTTTTAGTTGGAAAAGTGATTTTGTTCCACTAAAGAACTTATACTATGTAAGAACTGAGAGTAGTAGGAAGACAGAGAAAGTTGCACTAGCTGTGCAGAGAGACGCGCTAAGAGATGGCGTTAATGAAGTATGTTTAAGTTGTGAAGGATAACGAGATGAGTAATAATATATTTGAGCCTAGTAAAATTTATAAGCCTATGAAATACCAATGGGCTGAGGATTACAGACAAGAGAGTGAACAGATGCACTGGATAACAGATGAAATAGATTTTAACCAAGACCTCGTAGACTTCAGAGAGAAGCTTACTGAAGATGAGCGAGAATTTGTTAAATCTATATTGAGTATCTTTACACAGAGCGATTTTGCAGTAGCTAACTACTATGTTGACTTCTTACTACCTAAGATTAAGAATAATGAGATTAGAGGTATGTTATCTAGTTTTAATTGTAGAGAATGGGAGCATCAAAGAGGCTATGCTCAGCTAAATGAAAGCTTAGGATTACCTGAAAGCTATTATACAGATTTCTTAGAGCATACAGCAACATTAGATAAGTGGAGTTTCTATACTAATAATTCAAACTATAAAGATAGCTTCGGGTTGTCAGTAGCTAAGCAAGTTCTTACAGAAGGCATAGCTTTATTTGGCGCTTTTATTATGCTTAAAAACTTTGAGAGACACGGCCTATTAATGGGCACTTGTAAAGTTAATGAGTGGAGTCTTAAAGATGAAACATTACACATCGAAGGTAACGCCAAACTATTTAGAACTTGGGCTAATGAGAACTCTAAAGAAGTTGGTGATAAATTCAAGAAAGTTATATATGATATGGCTCGTGAAGCAGTTAGTCTTGAAGAAGCCTTTATAGATTTCGCATTTAGCAAACACGAGATTAGAGACTTACATAAAGAAGATGTCAAGTTATACATTAAATATATAGCTGACAGACGAATGATCCAGCTAGGGCTTAAGCCAGAATATAATATAGAGAAAAATCCATTACCTTGGTTTGATATGTTAACTAATGGTAGTAGTTTACAGAACTTCTTTGAAGGTAGAAGCGCTGATTATGATATCGCTGGATTAGTTGGGGAGTATAAGTATGGCAACTGAACAACAAATACAAAAGAAGATAACTACATATCTTGAGTCTCTTGAAGAGTCTTATGTAGTAAAAGTAGTTAGCGCAACTAAGGCAGGGGTACCAGATATCCTTTGCTGTGTTGCTGGCAGCTTCGTTGGTATAGAAGTTAAAAAACCAGAGTCTAGAAATAATGTATCTAAATTACAAGATTATAATCTTAATCTAATAGAAAGAGCTGGTGGCTATTCATTAGTTGCTTGGGACGTTGATATGGTTAAAGAATTCGTAGAAGGAGAAATACTATGAGTATGGCGCCAAGTAACTTACAATTCGCTGGTATGCGATCTCTGCAGAACATCAGTGAAGTTATTAATCAGTTAAGTATGCAAATATCTATATTAGAGGATGAGCGAGATGAATACAAAAGAAAGTGGCTCGATGAAGTCGAAGCTAAACAACAAGTTATTAGTCAGAATACTAATAGTTAATACAGTTATCTGTGAGCAGGTTATCATTTGGTATGATATCTGCCACTGGTAGAAAGGAATGATATGAAACCGTTTAAACACCAAATAGAAAAGGCAGAAGAATGCTGGGACATACTAAGAAAAAAGGGTTACGTATACTTAGCAGGAAAACCACGAAGTGGGAAGACTTTAACAAGTATATTAGTAGCAGAAAAAAGTACAAAGATTTCTCGTGTATTGGTGCTGACAAAAAAGGCAGCTATCCCTGGTTGGCAGAAATTTTTGACGGATGTGGAGCTTGGCTTAAGAAAGAATTATACAGTGACCAACTACGAGCAAGTAGGGAAGTGGGATGCTACAAAAAGAAGAGCAAATCTAAAGCTAAAACCAGAAGATTACCAACTAGTGATAATAGATGAGTCTCATAACTTAGGTACTGTCGGTAAACCTTCTGGTAGATATAAAGCTATTAAAGCCTTATGTAATAATTTACCTCATATACATTTGAGTGGTACTGCTATAGTAGAGTCACCAAATAGTATATATCATCAGATGTCTATTAGTAAGTTTAATCCATTTAGATTTAAGAACTTTTATGACTTCTTTAGAAAATATGGAGAACCTTATTATATTAAAGCTGCTGGTAGAGATATAGCTCAGTATGATAGATTTAAGATAGAGTTACTAGATGATATAAATGCTTTTACTATTTATATGACTCAAGAAGATGCTGGTATATCTAAAGATGTACAAGCTACTGATAAAATACACTACGTAGAACTAAATAGTAAAACTAAGCAACTATACAATATATTACAGAAAGATAATATATCTAGGGTTGCTCCAGAGATGTTTAAAGCAGGCATGGAGTATGTTCCAGATATTTGCAAACGTGATTTAGTTTGTGACACTACTATGAAGCTAAGAACATCCCTATATATGCTAGAAGGTGGGATAGCTAAAGTAGATGAAGACTATATAGAATTAGGTAATACTGAGAAGATAGACTATATTAAAAGTACTTTTGGTGATACTGAAGATGTTGGTATAATGTGTCATTTCATTGGTGAGCGTAAATTATTAGCTAAGCACTTTAAAAATGCTAGTATATATAGTTCTACCTCTCATGCAGAGGGTGTTGACTTATCTCATCTTAAACATTTTGTTATACTTAGTTCTGGTTATAGTGGTAGCAAATTTATACAACGAAGAGATAGAGTAGTTAATATTAATGGTTCTAATTCTACAATAGTAAATCATATACTTGTAAAGAAAGCAATATCTGAACAAGTATATAAAAAGGTTAGTAAGAAGGAAGACTTTAACAACTCTACCTATGAGAGGGAGACTATTTAGTCTCTTGTTCTTCCCCCTTTAGCTTATTGGCTAAGTCTGCTAATCCTATAGAACCTAGCATAGAATATACGTCCCATTTCACCTTCTTACCTTTTATTGGAACTATATCTAAGATATGTAAAGTATTATCAACAGGGTTGTCCCTAAGCTTTAGAAATTCCTCTACTTTGTCTAAATATAAAGGGTGTTCTTCAACTAGTTCACTATAAGAGTTCAATCCAGTATCATCAAGGGCTCTGTCTAGATAGTCTTCCAATTTCTCTAGTTTTTTTATAGTTCTACCAACATAGCCTTTTTTACTAATCTTAACTCTCATACCTTGTTTTTCTAGTTTCTTACGTATTTCCGGTAGTATTTTCTTGTTTAAACTATCATAAAATTTAGTAACACCAGAGCTGCCCATAAGTTCATTCTCTCTTTCTATAGGTATAGCTATTCTGTTAGTTCCATTCTTAATAGCTTGATCTATAGCCTCAACTATTTGTAACTGATGATGTTTCTGTTCTGACATTGGAAAATCAGCCATTAATTTTATACTATCTGGACTATTCTTATCTGATAATTCATTAAATCTAGTATATTTTTGTTCATTATGCTTAGGTAACTCTCGCTTTAATATCTCTCTAACTTCATCATCTAAATAACCCTTCATTAGATATTCACGCTCAAAAGTTCTATGAACGTCATACCAATAGCTTTGTAATTCCTTATATTCTATCTGCTCTTCTTCTGTTCTAATATTTTTAGCTTTACTTACAAATGTGCCTCTTCCAGCTCTTTCTGTTTGAGCCCAATCTGACTGAAACTCATTAAGCACAGTAGTTTCCTTACCATTAATATCATCTATATGCGTCCTATTCCAACCTAATAAAGTTTTAGTGGGCTGGTTATCCAGCTCAGGAGAAAAATGTGGCATGGTTGGCGCGTATTCATTAGGTTTATCTATTAGGGATAAAGTCTCTTTATAAGTAGCAGTTTCTTCACCTTTATTGCTTAAAGTAATGTCATTATATTTACCTTCACCTCCCATAGTTTCTATTCTATGTTTACCATCAGATATTTTATCAAGCCAAGAATTAACAGGAATAGCTTTATTTTCTGGTATATCAAATATACCCGACTGCTTAATCTCTTTAGGACTAACTCCTCTCTTCTTTAAAAAACCTTCTAGCTGTATAGCACTAAACTTTTGCTCAGGATTTAAATCCTTTAAAGTACTATCTAGTTTATAATTAAACTTTATACCTTCTAAAGCCTCCCCTCCTTTATCTGTAGCTCTACGCATATGCTCAGATTTTAACTGCGAAGCCCTAAAATCTTTACTTTTAAGTATATCAGTAGTATTAGATAATAAATCATCATAGTAGCTTATATTTATTTTAGGCGCCGTAAATAACCTAAGTATATCTAGGAATTTCTCCCACATAGTTATCGGCTTACCCTCTACTGTTCTGTATGTTGTTTTCTTAAGAGCCTCTTTGAATTTATTATTAGTTAGCCCCCATGAGAGGAACTCCTTAGGATTATCTAAAGTATTACTACCATTAGACTTAAATGGTAATGAGGCAGTAGACCTTTTAAAGGACTCAAACAAATCTTCTAAATTTTTTAGCGCTACACCTTGTGAAGACTTAGGATATTCTCTACCATATTTCATAGCATTAGTGGTGGCTGCATGTAGAAACTCATGGGCTACTAGCTCTTCCTGATTTACTGTACTTCTACTACCTTGCTCTCGAAGTCTAACATTCACATTAAAGTCATCAATTATAGTACTGCCAGGTATATTAGGATTTATATCACTAACATACTTTGGAGTATCTCCAGGGGATAATACAGTAGCCTCAAATTTAAAGCCTTTATTCTTCATTCTATCTATAGTGTTCTCCATTTCAGATAACAAGTGCTCATCCATTACACCAGTACCATACAGTCTTTTAGGTATATCTTCAAAAGGTACATCTTTTAAGTCTTTAATATCTATTTGTGATTTACCAGAGAACTTATTAGCCTTCATATAGTCAGCTCCTGAGCTTTCTAATAAGTCTCCTTGTTTACTAGACTTAGTCTTAAGCTCAGTCTTAAGTTCCTGGTATGCGTCCTGTTTAATAACCTCTTTCTTATAGATATTTTCTACAAAGTCTAGAGGGGTTTTAGAGGTTCTTATACTCTTTAGAATAGCGGCTTGTATCTCTAGGTCTTTGTATCTACCTCTATTAAAAATAGGGCTAGCCATATCTAAAGCTACTTTAATAACTTTACTCCAAGCACCAAGTACGCCTATGCCCTCGCCAGCACCCTTTGGGGTTATTGTAGAAGCTAGAAACTTTGAGTTCTTAAACCTTTTACTAAACTCCTCAATAATAGGCTTAGCTAGGTTAACTGTGGGCCCTGATATACCATCCTTTGTGAGTTGCTTTGTAACACCAGACCAGTCTACTGCATAGTCACTCTTAGTGTGTTTAGCAATTGCTTCCCCTAGTTTATAACTATTTATAGTGTCCCTATATTTAGTAATCTCTGTCTCTACAAGGTCTTTCAATACAGGATTATCATCAACATTAAGTTTGATAAAACTATCAAGAGAATTCTTTACACCAGTAAGTATTTGCTTACCTTTTGCTGACTTCCTTATACCGGGTTTTCTTAACATATAGTTCAGGTTTTCTCTAAGATCAAGAGCCTTACTTATATCAATACCTCCCTCAAGGTCAAACTTAGCTTGCTTTAAGGCTATGCCTATACCTGATACATCAGTAGCGTAGACTTCTGCCAAATCGTCTAGTGAAGCACTAAGTCTATCAGTGTTTAAAGTGCCCTTTGCTTCTAATGCAACCTTCTGTTTCATAGCTCCATAAGTGATCTTAGCCTGAAACAGGTCAGCTTGGTTAGCAGTGAAAGGCTCAAGAATATTCTTCTCCCTCTCAAGCCACTTACCTAGGCTTGCAGCATCTCTACCGCTATCTCCAACAGCCTGTTTAAAATAGTTTTTTGCTAAGTCAAGACTCTCTGCAAGAGTAATAACTTGGTCACCCTCTGGTACACCTTCTAGGAATTTTAATGCTTGTTCTTCACTAAGCCTACCCTGGTTTATTTTGAGTAGTAATTTAGCTTGGTCTGATAACCCATTGCCTGGCATAAATAGTTTTGCCGCTAAGTCTTTAGGTAAGCCTACAATACTAAGCTTTCCTACAGGTAGTCCCATAGCCATATCTAAACTAGTGTCCTCAAGGCCACCCATTTCAACTTGTACTTGCCGTCCTGTTATTGGGTCTTTATAACCCACCAGGCCTGCAAGCTCATCACCAGACTCTAGGATAGCTTTCTGTCTATCATACCTAATAGTGTCTATTTGTTCAGATGATATATAACTAGGTGTTTCTATAGTTGGATTAGTCGTATCCATAACTACATTTGCAGTTTGCTCCAGGTCAGGAGCCTGAATGTTTTGATCACTAATGTCTATTTGTATAGCATCATCATCCAAGTTAAATGTGGGAGTGTTAGACTTTAGTTCATCTATAGACATCTCCCAAGGTGCCTTGTCCTCAATAGTATTAGCTTGTGCTGCGCTATTAATTTCAGTATCGCTCATTTCCCATGGTAGCTGTTCCATTATCTTCCTCCTTGTGTAGGCCTATTGGCCATGTTATTAGATGCTTGACCTTGAGGCATTTGACCATCAAGCTCACCACCCTGCATTTGTTGTTGCTGTTCTGGGCTAAGCATCTTAGCTGTATCCTCCAGTATCTGAGCAAGCTCTGGACTATATTTAGACTTAGTATTCTTAATACTTAGAGAACCCGCTTTAAAGTAGCCAGAAGGATTAACTTGACTAAGTAAATTACCTATAGGGCCATTCATAAACTGTTCTAGTAATTGCTGATTTTGCTGTTCATCATCATTGAAACTAACTGTGTCTATCTCTATATCTGCATCAGTAAATGTTATATCAGTATCACCTGTAGGGATAGGCGCCATTACAATATTATTATACTCATCCTTAATAGGCTTATTAGTAGCAGGGTCCATAACTTCCTCAAATACCATTCTTGTTTGTGGCTGTCCAGTATTAGGGTCTACTTGTCCTGTTGGAATTTCTAAAGGTTTATTAAGCTCAATCCATTTATGTCCTTGATAATCATCAGCAACTCTAATAACATCATTAGCTGTATAGTATTGTTTAATCAGATTTACTACGTCCCATCCTAGTAGTCTATAAAATTGCTCTATTTTACTAGTACTATATCTTTGTGCTACAGCACTAGCATTTTGTTGTAGTTTAACCTTAGCTCCGCTATCACTAGCATAAGCCATTCCAAGAAAACTATCATTAATACTTAATACTCTCTGTATTCTATCCATTGCTTTATCTATAACAGTATATTGGTCTAGTACTTCTCTAGTAAGACTTTCAATTCTAATACCTGATAAATCTTTAACTGGTATAATAGCATTTACTCTATTGAACTGGTCTGTAAAATCAGCAAGACTATCTACAGCCCCATCTTCTATAAAAGCTTTCTGAGTATTAACCATTAACTGTATCTTTAATAGTGCTTGATTAATAGCATCTTGAGTAGCTAGGATTTCTCTAAATTGCCCGTAGAACTCTACCTTATTAGAAATATTTAGTTTCTGTACTCTATAAGGGTTTTTAACTTGCTTATAAGTAATCTCTTCCTTGCTAAGAATTGTATTACCACTCCAATGTACTGAATATGATTTGTCACCGTCATGTATTATAGTATGTACTATTAAATAGTTGTCAGACCTTTTAAAGTAGCCCGTAAATTCTGTGGTATAAGTATAAGTAAATTCAGCTTCATCGATGTTAAGATGATTATAATAAGCAGTTAGCTCTTTACGCTTTGCTTTGCTATAAAGCTTATCTACCTCTTCCTCAGCAATCCACTTATATCTATGAATATATCTAGCATCAGAATAATCATCTAGTCTACTCATAGGGTCCATAAGAATTTCTAGCGAAGGTACATGATGCATATTTATATCATACTTTTCCCTACCGAATTTGTCTTGCTCACCACGCTTGGAAACATCTATAAAACTACACATAATACCCGTTAAAATACAGTCTAGTTTTATTTTATCACCCTCTGATATAAAGTTATTTGTTCTAAATACATAGTCTACAGCATCTTGAAGTACAGCGGCTGTTACTATGCTGGCTTCCTTAGTAGGATTAGTTTTAATATTATTAACTATAGTTGAATAGTAACCTAATAGCATTCTACCAAATAGCTTAATAACATTAAAAGTCTCTGGCGGTTGTCCACGACCAGCTAATACATTTAACTGTTCACTACTATACTGTCTATTATGATACATATCAAGAACTTTAAGGGCCTCATTGCGAGACTCCTCAAACACATCATAGCTAATCTTAAATGTATCTCTTAAATTTTCTATTGTAGGTTTCATTATTTAATTTTCTCCCAGTCAGTAGATTTGTTACTTGTACCATTGCCTATGTAAGTGTAGCCATTAACTATGATACCTTGCTTAATCATTGTTTGCTTAACACCCTCTAATTTAGTAAGTTTATCATGAACACTGCCAACAAAGCCTACACCTCTAAGAGTTCTACCATTATTTATTAGCTTAGTCTTAAGGTCATTAACTGTATTATTCATAAGAACTGACTGTGACTTTTCATCATAGTACTGACTACCTAATGTATAGCTAAGGGTTCTACCAAACTCACTGTCAGAAGCGGCTGTACCAGACATTTCCTTTAGCACACCTGCAATACTTCTACCTAGTGAACCTTCTAAACCTAGCTTCTTAGCTATTTTAACTTCATCCATACCCATAAAACCTCTAAGTTCTGTTGAGCTATACTTCGCTACAGTAGTTTTAAGGGTGTCTATAAACCCTGTTTTGTAATCACCAGACTTAATAGCAACCTGCAGTTTATTATTAAGCTCATTAGTAAACTTATAGTTATTATATTCACTATCAAAGGCTAACTTAGCTTTCTTATAAGTTTTATACTTATCTGTATGAATAAACGCTGCTTCTGCTTTTTCTCTTACGCTGCTTGATATTGAGTTATCACCACTATTAAGTTTCTTACCTATATCACTAGAAGTTACAATATCTTTAACATCTTTATCCTCTCTTACTTGAGATGTACCACCTTGCATACGAGTATTTATGCTATGACTAACCTCAAGCTTTTTATCTGCAGGTACCTCAGACCAATAATTATAACCGAGGTCAGCTGCCGCGGCTTCCCTTAGTTGCTTTAGTGTATCTCTTCTTGCACTACCTGCTGCTGTGGGCTTACTTTTATTAATCTCTATAGTTGCTTTAGTCTTATTCTGTATTGCTACATTCTTCCAGTCATTATAAGTCCTATCAGGATGAGCTTCTAGCCACGTATTAGCAGACTGGGCTTCTACCTGGTCAGTACTTAAGTGCTTACCTATATTAGCTAATTTATCTTTCATCTGAGTGTAAGCATTTAGCTTATCTGATGTAGCTCTATTAAGATATCCAGTATGTTGAACGAAGTCATCTAAGCTAGTTATATGTCCAGCATCTGTCATATAGAAAGCTTGTGATATACCAGCTTTAGAGTCATCATCTAACTTAGCTATATCATCTTCAGTAAACCCTTGTTTCTTTAGCTCAGCTATATCCATTTTACTATTCCAGTCAATAGGTCTAATAGCGCTTACACCATAGTTGTTTTTCATCTTCGCAGCTATAGTAGAATTAGTTTTAATTATCTTATTAAAATGCTCATAGTTACCATTAGTTACTAACTCATCAGTAGCTTGTTCTAAATCTTTAGCAGCTATTTGGTTTTGTATCATATGAGTTTGCATCTGAAGTAAAGAATTTTGCTCTTTTAAAGCTTTAACTTCCTGCTCAGTCTTATTAGCAGTTGCTTCATAACTACCAGCTTGAGCAGACTCTAACTTTATAGCAGACTCTTGAATTTTCTTTCGACTTGCCCCTGTAGCTATATTATAGCCTGTTTCAAATGCTCCCATTATACCCATCCTTTTCCGCTGGCAAAACCAGCAGTACCAGCTATAGCATCTGATGTGGCTGACATATTAGCTATACTTAATTTGCCCTGCAATGATGACTGCTGTCCAGCTATTTGAACATTCTGCGCAGCTAAATTAACTGCAGCATTAACACCATTATTAGATACTTGTGCAGTAGTACCCAACATCTGTGTACCTTGTCCTAAGCCTAAGCCAAGAAATTGCATTCTTTTATTAATAGCTTCATCAGCTGCTGTACTTCTTATATTACTCTTTTGAGCTGCTTCACCTTGAGCTAGTTGAGTAAGCCCTTGAGCTTCTGCTCCACTACCACCTAAACCTCTTTGTGCTAAAGTCTTAGTTAACTGATTTTCTTGTTGTCCATATTGTTGGTCTACTTGAGCTAATTTATTAGCAATTACATCTGAAGCATCATACTTCATATAGTAGTCATTAATTTGCTCTTGTAAAGTACCATATATATCCTTCCAGTCATTATATTGAGCTTTTTGAAAATCTAATTGCTCCTTAGACATCTCTAGTGACTCTTTACCTAATGCTGCTTGGTTAGCCGTAGCTTGAGCTGCATTTGCAGCTGCTTGCCGTTCACCTTTATGGTTGGTAATACCTATTGCATCAGTAATACCGCCTATTAGTCCACCCATTATATCTCCTTATAATATTTAATTTCTATTGGCAAAGCTTTATAGTGCAGGAACATTCTATTAGACTGTTCCGTAACACTAGTAGCTATCCACTTATTATAACCTGTGGATTTTATAATACTTTCAGTACTTTGTAAGAATTTGGTAACAAAATATCTGCTAGCCTTATCCACATACATAGAGCTGAAAGTAAACGTATCATCTACACCAAAACCGATTATATAGCCTACTAGGTCTGAGTTTTTATATAATCCGAAAGCTCTAGAGTTAACTATTGCTAATTCTTCATTTAATAGCTTAGCAGATATAAACTTTCCATAGTTGGTAGGGAGTATATCTTGGTAACTTTGATAAAGCTTTAACAGTTCATTATAATCTTTATCATCTATAATTTTAATGTTTATCATGTAATATTATATCAAGATTAACATTAAAATAACATTAAACTAAATAATATTAGCACTTCTCAAAGCACCTAACATAGCATCCACTTTATCACTTATTGCTTGTACCTCAGTTTGAGTAGGCGGGTCACTAATAGTCTGATTTAAATCAGCTATATCAGATTGCTGAGGATTATTAGTAGTTGTTCCACCTTCAGTTACTGTACCAGCTCCTGTGCCAAAGTCCTTATTAAATGCAGTATCCTTAGTAAAGCTTGGCTCATAGTTATCATCAGCATATTTCTTAGCTATCAATGATTTATCATCAGTAAAAGTTAAGTCACTTGAGTACTTAACAACACCACTAAAGTCTCTACTCCCATCTACTCTAATAAACTTCTCTTCTTCAGAAGCTATAAAATCTAGAGTTTCTTGAATACTGTTAATATCACTGTTTACTTCAGAAGCGGTAGTAAATTGATTACTACCTCTATTACCAAAAGCTATATCTATCTGAAGTATAAGTTTATCTAAGAACCTACGAAGTTGCTGAGGGTCACTCACATCTTGGGGTAACTGTATAAAACTACTATTTCCCATTTTGTCTACCTTCCACAACATACTGTATCTCTCTAAGCTCTCCAACACCATTAATCTCAAACTGTATACTATAACCTCTTCTCTTATCTTGAGGCAATTTGATTTCATGTGTACTAGTATCTACATTATAAGTACCAATTAGTACAGAGTCAATATAAACTTTAATAGCCATAGTACCTATCACATTTAAGTAGATATTTTTATAGTTCTTTAAATTACTAATCTGACCATCACCTAACTCAGCTGATTTATATAAAAACTCTCTATAATTAGTATCTTGAAACATACTATATAGTTGGCCATTATATGAATAGTATAACACATCATCATAGATATGGAAGCATTCAGTAGAGCCTGATATATGTTTTATAATATTACCAAATCTAGTATCAAAGCATAGAATATCATCTGTATCATAAGACAAATAGTATACATCATCATAAACAACGCTATCTTTCACATTGTCTAGTTGTATCTTACCCATTTTATCTCTAGATACTATTTGTATATCTCCACCAGAAGATGCACAGATACCATCAGAACTTAGCCATATTAAAGTATTCTTAGCAAAGCTAATTGTTCTATGAGACAAGCAACCTTGGTTCCCACTCAGTAAATACTTGCTTAGAGTTTCTGGTGATGTTCCAGTTACTATATAAGTCTTAAACTCTGTAAACACTAATAAACCATTACCTATTGCACCTATACCAGTTATAGTGTCATCAAAATCTATAAAGTTAAAAGCACTCCAGTAGTCTACGTAGGCAATTTGACTATAATATAGCTTATCGTCTTTTGCACCAAATAGCATAGCATTAGACTCTTTTATATAGCTTAATCCAGTAGGAGCTTCTTTATTGCTAAATGTAGCTAATACTGTACCTTCTATTTGTAAGTCCCCTAAGTTATCTAGATAGTTACTAGTTGCATTAGCTACTTCAATAACTAACTCCATAGTAGGTAGATTTCCACCTATTCTATATATTCTAATTTTATCTACTTGAACATCAGTTGAAGCTATATAAGTAACTTTAATCTTCTTACCCGATACTGTAAGTTCTGAACTATATGGGCTAGGCATACTTTCTGTACCATCTGAATTATTATAGTAAGTATAACAATATTGATATGTACCTTCTATTACTCCAGCTACATCTTCTGTAATTGTAGGAGCATTATCAGGTTTAACAATCCCTAAATTGAACCAGTTCACACCATCAGTAGTCTTTTGAGGTCTACCTAATCCATCAGAATAATATAGCTTTTCTTGAAACTTTTGATAATCTCTATAATTTGCTGAACTTAGCCAGGTATCTTTATAATTATAAAGATACTTATCGATGCTAGTGTTTTCATCTTTATCAGCTTTAATTGGCTTTAAAGACACACCAGCATTATCTATATTAGTATAAATTATACCTTCATTAGTTCCTATAGTATGAGGAGCCATTCTTACATTGATACCACCATTGAATTGATTTAACTGCATAATATCTTCTTATACTATATATTTAGCGTGTTCTAAACCTAAATGTCTAGCTTCTTCTAAATCTTTTATTAGGCCAAAATAGTAACCTATCTTAGCAACTCTACTATCCATTAGTTCTTTAGGATTTCTCCTAGCTTCTAACAATACCGACTCAGGTGTCTTATTAATAAGTACCTTTCTCCACTTCTTTATACTACCTGTGTTATACACAATATCAGCTAGTATAAATCTCTTATAATCTGGCATACTGTTATATTCTAGGTTAAGTTCCTTAGCTCTCTCAGAAGCTTTCTTTTCACACCAGCCCCAAGCTTTGTGAAATAACTTAGAAGCAGAAGCTTCCGATATTTGTGCTTTCTTGTAAAACACATCATCAAAATCCTCTGCTATCTTAAGTTTATTCCAGACTTTTCTGGCTCCTGAAGCTTCCATATTAAACCCAATTCCTACTGTTCTTTTACCAGCAGTACAATCATAAGCCACTAATTTCAATCCTTCAAGTTTTACCATTAAGTCCATAATATTCCTTTGAGAGCTTACTTCTTTCCCAAAGTAAGCTTTTTATTTATTAAGCCTTTCAACATACCTCTCATACCATATATAACTACAACCATACCTATAATAATATATCTGTACCATTCTGGCATCTGTGAGATTACTTTAAAACCTGCTAAAGCTATTGTGTCATAACCAGGGACAAAAGCCATAATCATAGGAGCTAAGAAAACGATAAGTATAAACTCATCTTTGTAACTTTTCTCCATATTCTCCATAGCCATCATATCCAAGTTGTAATCATTAGATTGTCCAGACTTTGCCAGTTGTATCTTAGCTTCACTAATAGCAATCTCTGCATTAGCTCTAGCTTCAATCACTTTCTTTTCACTTTCAAGTTTAACTTTCTTAAGTTCTTGCTTGCTCTTAAAGTATCCAGATACTCCATTGACAATGCCACCTAATAAGCTTCCAACCACCTTAAACATTATTTCTCCTTATTTAGAGCTTGTAATACTTGATGCAGCATATCATTAGTTTTCTCTTGATTTGCTTCCATCTTCGTAAACTTCTCATCTATATGCTTCTCAAGTTGCTTATACATCTCTTTAGTTACAAATTCGTCTCTAACTTCCTTCATTGTAGGAGACTGAGTAACTTGTTGGTTAAGTTTCACAATCTCTTGAATAGAACCATCTAGTTTTTTAGTTATTGCTTGCTCTACCCTACTTAAATGCTCAAGATGAGGCTTACTTTCATTTTTAAATTTCTGTAAGTCTGTGAGTTCTAGCTCAAGCTTATTTTTAAATTCTTTAAATCTAGTGTCTTGCTCCTCGTCTCTTACGAAAGCATCAGAAACTTTTTGTTTCAATACAGCAAAAGTGGAAACAAATCCACCTAGCGCTATCACAAGACTAATTATTGTTTGAGCATCCAATTTTTTATCCTTTCACTAGAGTATTCAGATTATCTGAATACTTTATAAACTATCAATATGATTTCTGGTTATATAAAGAAACTATTTCTTTCAACTGCAAACCATTTAGCTAATCCTGGGAAGTCTTTTGCTTTTATTGGCATTTTAGTACCGTTACTAAATTCTATAATTGTTTCAGGTAAACCTAATTCAAAAGCAGCTTTAACTTGTAACATCCCCATAGCATCATCTTTAGTAAAACTCACTATGTGTTTAGTTGATGGATATAATTTACCTTCAGTTTTTAGTTTTCTATCCTCTACTTTTTTTATACTAGCTATGCACTGAGTAATTAAATCTTCCTCATTGTCAGATAATCTCCACCGAGAGAACCACTCTAATTCTTTAGAAGATTTACTAACTTCCAACAATACAAAGGCTTTTATATAACCTAATACTTTAGGGCTAAATGCCCCATCTTTATAATTACTTCTTACTAAAATTTCCATTTTATGCTCCTATTAGTGCTGGTGCAACTATATTACTATTGCTGTCGTAAAGCCTACAAGTTTGGTAATCATTATCACCCCAAGCATAAGCCTCGCCATTGTCAAATAAACAAACATAGAACCAAGAACTGCTAGAACCCCCTGTAGATACTTGCTTAACTTTAGCATTTGGATTAACACCAAATCGTATTTGCCTAGGAGTGTTAGCTTGTCCTGAGTAATCACCAACTTGATTTTCTCCATCATGCCCAGCACTATATATAACATCTCTTCCGTTTATATCACATACAAACAATGTCCCGTGATGATAACTATATGTGCCACTTCCAGCTCCTCTATATATCTTCTTAACTGTTAGACCATCTGCATATGGCAAAATGACTTCAGTAGGTGTACCAGTAATTGATGTATTACCTATACCTAAAGACCCATAACTATTGTAACCCCAAGCATAAGCCTTTCCGTTACTACAGATAGCGAAGTAGTTTGTCCAAGAGCCTCTAAATCCATATAGTGAGGTAACAGTCAGACCATTATCAGCGAACCAAGTTATCTCTTGTGGAGTATTATAACTGATTGTATTTCCTAAACCTAGTTCAGAGTTTCCTCCATAGCCCCAAGAAAATAGTCTACCACTTGCGCATCTCACGATTACTGAGTGTCTATAGTAAGCATTATTTCCAGACCTAGTCCCACCTCCAGTAACAACTTCTATAACCTCTTCATTTGCGAGATTACCAGTAATTAGTGTAAATGTGCTACGATTTGTAGTATCACCCAATCCTAGGCATCCACCATCTCCATTCCATCCACAGCTAAATAATTTACCTGTATCTGTAAGAGCATAAGTTGAAATTATATTCGTATCTGTTACGAATATATCTATAATAGAGTCTTCACCAGTTAAATCCGATGTAAACTGTGCCTTTTCAAAAGTAGTTCTGTTCTCAGTATTATTACCTCTACCTAATTGACCGTAGCCGTTTCTCCCAGCTCCCCAGACTTCACGAACTCCATCTACCTCTCTTAGTGCTAAGACACTAATATAGTCTTGGTGATAGCCATGTGAACTAGTTGATACCTTTATAACATCTGTTAATACTTTTTCGAACCCTGTAGTATTATGGCTCGTATTACCTCTACCTAATTGACCGTAGCCGTTATGACCTCTTGTATATAAATCTCCATTAGGATATAATAGATAAATCCCCCAAGTAGTAGCTATAATTTCTTTTGGCTCTAATCCTTGTACTTCAAAAGGTACTTCATACACAAAACTTCCTAGACTATCAGAATTACCTGAGTTATATATATAAGTGTTTTGGTACCCCCAACCTACTATTTGATTCTTCTGATTTACTCCCACCATCCATCTTTCCGGGAAACTTCTCTCGGTATCAACCAAGAACTTAAAGTTGTGAGGGTTTGTAACCATACCTTGAATATCAAGTAGAGATTTACCTTCTATATTGTTTGCATTATGTATAGATAAATTTTCTCCTGTTGAGCTAACAAGCTCATTGTTATTGTTTTTAATATCTACACTATCTTGAAACTTCTTAATATTAGCAAATGTTTTAGTCTCTACACTACCATCATCATTTACCCAATCCACACTTACATCTTGTGGCGTTGAACTACTAAAGTTCTTTAGAAAGTTAATGATACTATTACCATT